ATTGATAACAAATAGAATGACGGGTTTTATAGATGTACCAAGCGAATGTACAACATATGTACACAAAGGATATAGGGGGGTTTTGTATGAATAGTAGATATTTAATAATTGCTTTGCTATAATAATTTATGAAAATTACCGGAGAAAAATTATGGCATTTCCATTAGCAGGTCTTTATGGTTTATTAGCTAGGTTTGGATATGGTGTAGCAAAAACTGTTAGTCCTAAAAATGTTAAATCATTTTTAAAACCAGCAGTAGATCTTGCAACAACTCCAAAACTACAAGCTACTAAATTAGCAGGAGCTGAGAATTTACTAATCAAAGGAACTAGAGGTGCAGCAAAAGCTGGTTATAAAGGTTATGACTATCTGTATGGTGCTGCATTAGGTACTCCAGCTAGAAGAAAGATAACTACTGGAATAGCAACTGGTTATGGAATAAGCTCTTTCTTAGATGGTGATGATATTGATGAACAAGAATAGTGGCTAAGAAGTCGTTATTCGGTGTAAGCACATATCACAAACGTACCAAAAGAAAGAGACCAGGTAGGCATACAAAAAGAGTAAACAAGTCCAAAACTTATAAAAAGTATATAGGACAAGGTTAAAACAAAAGGAGAACAAAATGGCAATAAAAGCAAACTTAGGTTTAGTCATGCAAGGACTAAAAGGTGCTGGTAAAGATATTGCTTCATACGCAAAAACAAAAATAAAGAAACCTGTTAAAGCAATAAGACAATCAGGAAGAGCAATTAGACGTAATCCAATTAAATCTACAGTAATTGGTGCAGGTGCTGCTGGAACTGGGTTTTATCTTTATGGTGGCAATCGTAATGCATATGAAGATAGCGACATGAAATAATGGCTTCAAGAGAAGATATAGAAGATTTAGCTGATAAGTTAATTAATCTATCACCACAAGAATCTGAACAATTGGCGATAGTAATTAAAGCAAAGATGATGCCTGAGATTGAAAGACAAAAAGGTTTATTAGATGAAGAGAATAGAGCTAATATGCAAAATGTTGCTGAAGCACAACCATCTATGCAACCACCTACAGCAAGAGAAGTTGCATTACAAGGTTTAATAGGGTAATGAAGAAAAGGAAAAAATCATTTGAAGATCTTTTAGATCATTTAAAAGATTTAAATGATGAACAAAATAAGATTATCCAAGAATTAGAAGAAGATTTATTGGATACTTATAAAAACAACAGTTATCAGGAGGATAACGAATAATGAAAAAAATGAAGAATAAAGAAGATAAAATGTTAAAAGGAAAACAAAAAAATCTTCCACCTTTTCTTAAAGCTAAAATATTAAAAGCAAAAAAGAAAAAGAAATAATGAATAAACCTAAACTAGGATCTGGGGAAAGATTTAAACAGTTAGCTGCCTCATTAAAAAAACGAGGAGTTAAAAATCCTAAAGCACTTGCTGCTTATATTGGTAGAAAAAAATATGGTAAAAAAAGATTTCAACAATTAGCTGCAAAGGGAAGATAATGAAAAAAGATTTAATTCCTTATAATCCTAGTAAGGTTTTACCAGGAACAACTATAGTTAAATTAAAATCAAAACCTGAAATTAAACCTAATCCTAATACTTTTGGTAAAAGAATATTAGGTGTTGGTAGAAAGATTTATCAGATTGCAGGTAAAACTGCTAAAGTAGGACTTGGGTTAGGAGCATTAGCAGGTGGTGCTTATGTTCTTGGAAGATCAGAAAGAATCTATCAAAAAGGTGAAAAAAGTTGGGAAAGAGATAGAGACTTGTCTGATAGAGTTTTATATTCAGCATTTGATAAAGATTTTTAATTATGTCAGAAGCAGGTGGTAAAAGAGAAGGTGCTGGTAGACCAAAAGGATCCAAGACTAAATCTGCTTGGAAAGACTTACAAGATCTAGCTATTAAATACAATATATCACCTTTAGATTATTTATTATCTGTGTTAAATAATCCACAAACTTCACCAGAAAGAAAATTATATGCTGCAGAAAAGGCAGCACCTTATATTCATGGAAAAGCACCAACAACAAATAGAATCGAAACCTCTCCAATCCGAGTCAATCTCAAGTGGGAAGAATAAAACTTATAATATAGTTATCCCATATAAACCAAGACCACTTCAAAAAAAGGTTCATGAATTATTAAAACGATTTAATGTTTTAGTATGTCATAGACGTTTTGGTAAATCTGTTCTTGCAATTAATGAATTAATTTTAGCTGCAACTAAAAAACAAAGACAGATGTTAGCATATATTGCACCTACCTATAGACAAGGTAAGGCAATAGCTTGGGACTATTTGAAGTATTATACAAAACCTTTAATGGATCTTGGTGGATATAGAAATGAATCAGAATTAAGAGTTGATCTTTGGAATGATTCTAGAATACAGATATTTGGTGCAGATCATGCAGACTCATTAAGAGGTATGGGTTTTCATGGAGTGATTATGGATGAATATGCAATTATGGCTCCCAGAACTTGGACTGAGATTATTAGACCAGCAATAGCAGATACAAAAGGTTTTGTAATATTTATTGGTACTCCTATGGGTCATAATCAATTTTGGGAAGTATACGATTATGCATTAAGAGGTAATGAAGATTGGTTTGGTGCTATGTATAGATCTAGTGAAACTAATGTTATTCCTAAAGAAGAGTTAGATCATGCAAAAGCCATAATGACTGAAGAACAATACAATCAAGAATTTGAATGTTCATTTACTGCAGCAGTATCTGGTTCATATTATGGAAAACTAATGACCAATGCAGATAATGAAAAACGTATTGTTGTTGTACCTTATGATGATCATATAGGTGTTGAGACTTGGTGGGATTTAGGAATAGGAGATTCTACAGCAATATGGTTTGCTCAACGTGTTGGAGATGAGATACATATTATTGATTACTATGAAAATTCAGGTGAAAGTCTAATGCACTATGCTGACATTTTAGAAAATAAAGGGTATTATTACAGTAGGCATATTGCACCGCATGATATTCAAGCTAGAGAACTAGGAACTGGTAAATCTAGATTGGAAGTTGCTTTAGAGTTAGGTATTGATTTTGAAGTTGCACCTAAACTTGAAGTAGATCATGGCATTGAATCGGTAAGAAATATTTTACCAAAATGCTGGTTTGATCGAGAAAAGTGCAAGTTAGGTATTGATGCTTTACGTCAATATCGTAAACAATGGGATGAGAAAAACCAAGTGTTTAAGAATAAACCTTTACACGATTGGTGTTCTCATGCAGCAGATGCATTTAGGTATGGCTGTGTACACGAACCTATTAATACGTCTGACTGGAATAAACCTATACGAATTGATACAAGATACATAGTATGAAAACTGAACAAGAGATTTTAGCAATTTTAAATAAAGAAATAAGAGCATCATCAGGATACATAGGTGGTGAAATAGTAACAAGAAGAAAAAGATCATTAGAATATTATTTAGGAAAACCATTTGGTAATGAACAAGAAGGTAGATCACAAGTTATATCTACTGACGTTAGCGATACAATAGAAAGTATTTTACCATCATTGATGAGAATATTTACAGCAAGTGATAATGTATTTAATTGTGAACCTGTTGGTCCTGAAGATGAAGATTCAGCTAAACAAGCAACTGATTATTTAAACTATATTTTTTATAAACAGAACAATGGATTTCTTGCATTGTATACAATGTTTAAAGATGCATTAATTCAAAAGAATGGAATAGTTAAAATATTTTGGGATGAATCTAGAAAGAAAATAAGAGAAGAATATAAAAAACTTACTGAAGATGAATTTAATTTATTAGTTAATGATACAGATGTTATTGTAAAAGAACATTCCGAGTACGAAGAGGAAATAAAAGATGAACAAGGTAATGTATTAGATAGCATTAAATATCATGATTTAGTTTTATATAAAGTATCTTCTTATGGAAAAGTAACTATAGAGCCAGTACCACCTGAAGAATTTTTAATTGAACGTAGAGCAAAGTCAATTGATGATGCAAATTTTATTGCACACAGAACTAATATGACAAGATCTCAATTAATAGAAATGGGTTATGATCCTGAAATAGTAAATAAACTTCCAATTGGTGATACTAATTATTATTCAGAAGATCATCATATTAGGTATCAAGATACAGATTATTCAGCACCTCAAGATAAAGGTGATTCATCTACTGATGAAATATTGGTTCATGAATGTTATGCAAGAATAGATATTGATGGTGATGGACAAGCAGAACTTGTAAAAGCTTGTATAGCAGGAGATTCTATTTATAAAATTTTAAGTATTGAAGAAATAGACTCTATGCCATTTATTTCTGTAACACCAATCCTTATGCCTCATAGATTTTATGGCAGATCAGTTTCAGAACTAGTTGAAGATATTCAATTAATTAAATCTACCATTATGAGACAAATGTTAGACAATATGTATTTAACAAATAACAATCGTGTTGCAATCCAAGATGGTCAAGTATCTATGGATGATCTATTAACTAATAGACCTGGTGGAATTGTTAGAACAAAACAACCACCACAAAATGTTATTTTTCCTTTAACTGCTCAACCAATAACAGATCAAGCAAATGCATTATTAACTTATTTAGATTTTGTAAAAGAAAATAGAACTGGTCAAACAAGACAAGCACAAGGTTTAATGCCAGATACTATTAATACAAAAACAGCTACAGGTATAAATCAAATATTAACACAATCACAATTACGATTAGAATTGATTGCAAGGATTTTTGCAGAAACAGGAGTTAAAGATTTAGCTAAAAAAATATTTGAACTAGTTTGTAAGTATCAACAAAAAGAACAGATAGTTAGAATTAGAGGTAAGTTTATACCTATGAAGCCATATGAATGGAGAGATAGAATGAATATTAATATTGCAGTTGGATTAGGTACTGGATCAAAAGAACAACAATTAGCATTATTAAATTCTATACTACAAAGACAATTAGAAGCATTTAACTTACAAGGTAATTTCTTTGGTCCTGTAGTTAATGTTAAAAATATTTATCATACATTACGTAAGATAGTTGAAAATGCAGGTCTAGGTAATGTTGAACCATACTTTATGGATCCAGAAGTTGGACAATCTCAAATGCCACCTATACCTCCTAAAGGACCAACAGAATTTGAAAAAGTTACATTAGCCCAAGTACAAGGTGAAAATGAAAGAGCTTTACTAAATTCACAGATTGAAATGAAGAAAATGGAGACTAAATTACGTGAGTCTTTATTAGATTTTGAATTAAGAGTAAAAGAACTTGAACTTAAATATAACACACAGATTGATGAACTTGCTATAAGAAATAGATCTGTGATAGAACAACAACAAGTTAAACAGTCCGGAGATATATTTAAAAAGATCATGGAAGGACAAAAAGAATTTTTTAACAAAAAGGTAGAAACAAATGGAACAGAACAACCTGTACAACCAGATACAACGAGGGAATAGAGCTAAAGTTTTAATAGAAGATCCTATTTTAAAAGAAGCTTTTACTTATCTATTTGATCAATACAAAAGTGAAATATTTAATACGAATTACAATGACCACGAACAAAGACAAGTGTTATGGATGGCATATAATATGCTAGATAAAATTAGAGGACATCTTGTTAGCGTTATGGAAACAGGTAAACTAGCTGCCTCACAGCTAGAAAACTTAACACGCCAATCTAAAAATGATTAGAAGCGTTAAACATAGGAGTGTATAATGGCTAAAACCGATACATCAATTAGAGGTGCTACAGAAAAAATTTTAGGAATCCTGAATCCTAAACTTGATGCTGAAAAGCAAAATCAAGTAGTAGGACAATCAGAACCTAAAGTTTCTGCAGAACCATCAGTAGAACCTGTTGAGGAACAGGTTATTTCTCAAGAAAGCCAATCTGAGTCTAAAGAAGCTTCAGAAGAAATCTCAGCTACTGAAAATCAAGGAACGCAAGAACAAACTGCATCAGAAGTAGAAATTGAGAAACCTTCTCTCCACCGAGTAAAAGTACAAGGTCAAGAGTTAGAGGTTACACTTGATGAGCTTAAAGCAGGTTATTCAAGAGATTCCGATTATCGTCAAAAGACACATTCTCTTTCTTTAGATAAAAAACAATTAGATGAAGAAAAGTCTGTTCTTAGACAACAATACGACATGAGACTTAGAGAGCTAAATGAAGCAATTATGGGAGCTGAATCTATTGCCAGACAACAATTAGATCCAGCTAATTTGCAAAAGCTTTATGAAGAAGATCCTGCACAAGCTGCTAAATTAGATTTTCAATTTAGACAACAACAGGAAAAACTTAATCAAGCTAAATTAAGAGCAAGAGAAGCTGAAAGAAATCAGTATTATTCTTATCTTAATGAGCAAAGACGATTAGCAAGGGAACGCATACCTGAAATGTCAGATCCAAATAAATCAGAAAATTTCCAATTTAATGTAAAAAATACATTAAAAAATTATGGATTTACAGATGAGGACATTGGAAGAATAACAGATCATAAAATGTTATTAGTCATTAAGGATGCTATGGCTTATAAGGATTTACAGAAAAATAAACCTATAATCCAAAAAAAAGTAACTAACGTACCAAAAGTAATAAAACCAGGTGTTGCTGTAAGTGAAAGCTCTAAGAGGAATGAAGTTAGGAACAAAATATCTAAATTAAGAAAAACTGGTCATATCAAAGATGCTCAGTCTGCCATTTTAGATATTATAACTAAATAACCTTAATAGGAGTAAAACATGGCACAACCAACAAATACCTTTGATACCTATGATTCCATAGGCACTAGAGAAGATTTGCAAGATGTGATTTACTCAATCTCTCCAACAGACACTCCATTTATGAGTTCTGCTGCAAGAGAAGCTGTAAGATCAACTTTGCATGAGTGGCAAACAGACTCGTTAGCTGCTGCTTCTACCTCTAATGCTGTTATCGAAGGTGATGACGCAACTCTAGATGCTGTAACAG